CTCAGTTGGCAAATAATGGCGACGATTGCGTCGTTTTTATGGAACGCAGTGATCTTGACCGTTTTTCCCACGGCCTTGATCGGTGGTTCCGCGCCATGGGTTTCAACATGGTTGTTGAAAAACCCTGCTACACATTTGAGGAGATTGAGTTTTGTCAGACCCACCCTGTCTGGGTGGGCCCGGATCATGACTCTTATCTCATGGTTCGGCACCCCAAGTGGGCGTTGGCGAAGGATTCCATGTCTGTACACTGGCTCCCCACTCCTGCCCTTTTTAGGGGCTGGTTGTGGGCAGTTGGGTGCGGTGGGCTCGCCATGTCGGGGGGCGTCCCTATTTTTCAGGCTTTTTATGCTTCCTACATTAAGTATGGCAAGCTGCATCGGTCTGTGAGTAGTGGTCAGTCCTGGGGTGTCAGGCAATTGTCCCTTGGTATGCACCGGAGTGTGGGGCCGGTTCTACCTCGTACGCGTGCAAGTTTCTACTGGGCTTTTGGTGTTACCCCTGATGAACAGGTGGTTTTAGAGAAGTTTTACAGTAGTGTGCGAATTGCAGCAAACTTTCTTTCTGTGTTTGCTTTCCAACTCGCCATGCCATTGTAGGTTTTGTGGACCGTATCCACTATGGGGTCGCATGTGTTAAATGGCCCAAAACGTTTCCTTTTGGTGTAAATATTTACGTGCTATACAGAATGCCGAACGACTGCACGGCGCCTGCCTGGGTTTACTCAGGTCACATGTGATGAACAGTCTCCGTTGAGGTCGGGGATCCCATACAACCTTATTATACAAACCGAGTTAATTTCAATTCCAATGGCTCGCCGCAAGAGCCCCAAGACTGTGACAGTCGTCGATGCCAAGAATCGATCCACCCGCTCTCGATCGAAGAGTGGTAACCGTGCTCGTCCCCTTGAGTCTGCTCTTGTCGAGCAGTTTCAGAGTGGTGGCATGTTCCGGCCCACTCGTGATCTTACAGCTTCCACCGTTCGTAGGGCCCCGATTGCAGCAACTTTTAGCTCTCGCCGAGCCAAGGGTCACCGCAACAATCAGGGTCGCTCCAACGGCCAAAGTCTTCCCCCAATCGTATCTTCTTATGTTGATCCCTGGGCTGAGGAAGCGTCTGGCGTGCGTTACCCTGACCCCTATCGTGGGCTCAGTGGCACCTTTGTAGGTACCACTGTCCTGAGTATGGTGTCGGGTGGCACTTCGTTCAGTGATGCCAACATGGCCGGGGTCACCCCACTTGCTGGCACCAGTCTCTTCTTTTGTACCCCTGACCCTTCGAATGCAGTCGTCCAAGGCATCTGTGGTACTCAGGCGAGCGGTGCCCTTGCCAGCTATCCAGCGCAGTTTGCCTGGCCCAATGGTTCTGTCTATACTGGTGCAGCCAAATCCGTGAATGCTTTCGCGGGTGGAAGCGGCACTGTCGGGTACGACAACACCATCGGGAATCTTAATGGCTTGAGGACGCTCTTTTCTAGTGCGCGCCTGGTAGCTGGTGGTGTTAAGTTGACGTCTACCATGAGTTTCTCCTCGGTGAGTGGAACAATCCACATGGCGCCCTACTCTTACTCGCTCAGTAAAATGACGAGTAATGGTATAGTTGCTGCTGGGTTTGATAATCCAACTCTAACCGAGATGTTTAATGGGTGGCAGCCCGCGCTCCCCCAGCACCTGCAGGACATGGCTCAACTACCCGGTTACGTTCAGTATCCACTGAGCTCGCTAGAGCAAAACGAGATGGTGGCCATATTCCGCCGGCTTGGTGAGGAGGCTCTTCTCTTCAAGCCCACGTCTACTGCGTGGGGTATGGATGATAATGATTCTGGTGATCTCTCCCAGCGAGTTGGTGACGCCAACTTGCCCAACACCGTTGGCCATTATGGAATTCTCGTCTATATAGATGGGGTTCTTTCGTCGACGGGTGGTGCTCTCCCCAATGGGTCCCCCCTCATTGAGCTGGAGTACCGCTGCCACTATGAGGCGCAGCCGACTACTGCTGTCTCGATTCTGTCGACTGGTGGCAGCAATGAGATCATTT